GTGTTGCAGCGGATAAAGCAGCAAAAGAACGGCTTGGATGGGATGCAACGGTTGCCGGTGATTACGGTGGCAGTCAGGCTCTTGGCGTTAATGAGGTAACTGTTTCCTCCGCTGGGCCGCTTGCAACGGCTACAGCTGAATCGTCCACTGACGCGAGCGCATTTGTTGTAGGGGCTTCGCGCCCACGCAACTTGGCTGTTATGTGGTGTATCAAAGCCTGGAACGCGCCGATCAATCAGGGAAACATTGACGTTGCGGCGCTTGAGGCAGAGGTCGAGCGGATGCGTTCGTTGGTGATCACGAACACGCATAAGCGCCTGTTAGTCTCGGCAACTGGTACCAGCGGAGTAGTGGCGCTAAAGGCCGAAAAACTGATCATCGGTAGCGGTGTCGCTGCAAAGTCCGTAACGCAAGCGGATCTATCCGTGAACATGGCGGCGGCTGGTTTGGGTGGCCTGGATACCGGCGTGGTTGCTGCGTCGAGCTGCTATGGCTTTTGGGTAGCAACCAACGGCGCAAACACTGCTGCCATTGCGGCTTTGATGCCAGTTCTACAGGGTGCTACCACGCTCGGCTCGCCGATTATTACGGGGCTGCCAAGCACCGCCTCAATGCGTGTTGGGATGCAGTTCAGCAGCGTGGTTTTCCCGTGGGGCGTGACGATCAAGTCGATTGACTCGGCGAGTCAAATCACTGCAAACCAATCGGCACTGGCGACGGTTGCGGTTGATAACCTGCGCTTTGTTTATGAACCGGTGCTGCCTGTTGGTTATGTGGCCAGTCGGTTTAGTGCGTTTTTCACTGATGCCAGTGCAAGCAAGTTTCCTCTGGCATACGCACAGTGGAATCGCGTTGTTCGTCTTCGCCCTACTGCTGCAACCAACGTTGTATCGCTGCCAGCGATGGCCACCGGTGTGCAGGGGAACCCCACTCATCCTCCGGTCTTTGTGCCTGTGGCCCTGGGAGCGTTTGTCCCGCCTACGGCCTTAAAAATTTCGCTCACGCTCTATGGCCACCTTGGTAACACGTCGTTGATCGCGGCCCCTAATCCCGGACATTACGGCCTGACTCCAACGCCTATTAGTGGGTCGCCTTTGCACTTGAGTCAGGGGGCAACTGCTGGCGGCACGCATCTTGCCACCAGTGGCGAAATGGTGCCCGAGAGGGGATATATCTATTACGCGTCAAACGCAGGAAATACTGGTTTGGTTCTAGGCGGCTGGGAGGATGATGTATGAGTGGTTTTGCAGTGCGTAACGATGAAGAGTTCGGATGGCGTTCGGTGGGCGGCCCTGATGAACTGTTCGCCAATGAGGTATTTTCGAAAACTGCGCCGCCAGCTTTTTTGCCACCTCCGCCGAGTTTTGAGGATCTGGCGGCAGAAGCAAAGACGCAGCGCGATAAGTTGTTGGCCGTCGCCGCAAACCGCATGGGGCCGCTGCAAGACGCTGTAGAAATCGGTCGTGCCACGGATGAAGAGGTGGCACGCCTGACTGCGTGGAAGGGCTACCGCATCGACCTGAACCGCATTGAGCAACAAGCGGGGTTCCCTACTGAAATCCAGTGGCCGTTATCGCCTGATGAACAGCCGGCGCCGGAGCCGATAGAAACGCCGACCGAATAACGCCCCGCACTGACGGGGCGTTTTCTTTTCCGTTACGCGTAACACGAACAACCTACGGCCTCGCTTATGCGGGGCTTTTTCGTTTCTGGAGATTGAGCCTTATGAGTTTCTTTCACGGCGTTACTACCTCGCTGATCGACACCGGCGCGCGCACTATCTCGCTCCCGTCGTCCTCGATCATCGGTCTGTGCGACACCTTCACCCCGGGCATGCTTGGCGGCGGTACTGCCAAAGCGGGCGAGCTGAAGCTGATCACGTCCGAGCGTGAAGCCATTGCCGCGTTCGGTACTGACTCGGCAATCACCCGGGCTTGCCAGGCGATCTATGTGCGGGCAAAGGCTGTGATCGTCGCCATTGGCGTCCCTAAGCTCGCTGACGCCGCGCTTCAAACGTCTGCCATGATTGGTGGTGCTCTGGCAGACGGGCAGCGCACGGGCCTTCAGGCGCTACTGGACGGCAAGAGCCGGCATAACGCCCAGCCCAAGCTATTGATCGCCCCGGGGCACTCCGCCACGCAGGCGGTGGCCACCGCCATGGACGCCCTGGCCGGCAAGCTGCGCGCGATTGCCATTGTTGATGGCCCGAACACCACCGACGAGGCCGCCATGGCCTACGCGCTGAACTTCGGCAGTAAGCGCATCTATCTGGTGGATCCGGGTGTGCAGTTCTGGAGCACTGTCGATAGCGCGACTGTGGATGCCCCGGCCTCGGCCTGGGTGGCCGGTCTGTTTGCCTGGACCGATGCCGAGTACGGCTACTGGGCGTCGCCATCGAACAAAGAGTTCGTAGGCATCACCGGTACCACCCGGCCAGTGGAGTACTTGGACGGCGACGAGACGTGCCGGGCCAACCTGCTCAATAACGCGAACATCACCACGATTATCCGTGATGGCGGTTACCGCCTGTGGGGCAACCGTACCTGCTCGGCTGATGCCAAGTGGTCGTTTGTCACCCGTGTACGGACCTGCGACATCCTCATGGATGCGATCCAGGCGGGGCACAAGTGGGCCGTTGACCGCTCGATCACGAAAACCTACGTCTCGGACGTTACCGCCGGGCTTCAGTCCTTCATGCGCGACCAGAAGAACTCTGGCGCGGTGATCAACTTCGAGGTCTACGCCGACACCGAGCTGAACACGGCCTCCCAGTTGGAGCAGGGCAAAGTCTTCTGGCGCATTCGCTTTACCGACGTGCCGCCGGCTGAGAACCCGAATTTCCTGATCGAGGTCACCAACGAGTGGCTGACCGAAGTACTTGAAGCAGCCTAAGGGGGCCGTCTGATGATTCCTGAAATGTTGACCAACTGCGTCATGTTCGTTGATGGCGTGAGCTTTTCCGGTGACGTGCCGTCCATGACGCTGCCCAAGCTGGCGACCAAATCCGAGGAATACCGGGGCGGCGGTATGAGCGGCCCTGTCGACCTGCCTACCGGCCTGGAAAAGCTGGAGGCGGCATTCACCACCAACGGCATGCGTCGTGAGGCGTTGAAGTTCTTCGGCCTGGCGGATCAGACGGCGTGCAATGCTGTTTTCCGTGGCTCGTTCAAGGGCCAGAAAGGCACCGTCAAGGCGGTAACTGTGACGCTGCGCGGGGCGCTCAAAGAAGTGGACATGGGCGATTGGAAACCAGGCGACAAGTCCGAAATCAAGTACGGCATGGCCGTCACCTATTACAAGCTCGAAATCGACGGGCGTGTGATGTTCGAAATCGACTTTGCCAACATGGTGCAGGTGATCAACGGTGTTGATCAGTTGGCCGCTGAGCGTTCGGCCCTGGGCCTTTAAGGATTGATGACATGACCAACGTATCTCTCGCTGCACCGCTCCCGTCCTGGCTGGTCCTGAGCGACGACGGCGTTACCGTAACGCTCAAACACAAGGCCAATCTCAATGGCGTTTTGACCGACAAATTGATGATGCGCGCACCCAGCGTAAAAGACGTTATGGCCGCCAAAATTGCCGGCAATGGTGACCATGAAAACGTGGAGTTGAACCTGTTTTGCAGCCTGCTCACGGCTACCGAGGCAGAGCTCACGAGCCTCAAATACAAGGATTACATGCGCCTTCAGGCGGGCTATTTTCGCCTGGTTGAAGAAGACGACGTGTAACGAGGCCACGCTTAAGGTGCTGGCCAAGCGCTTGGCAAAAGAGACGGGGTTCTCGTCTGTCGAGATCCTGGCCATGCCCTTTAACGTGATGGTGTGGTGGCTCACGGATTGAGCCGCTGCTGATCTTCTCGACGTATAGGGCGCGCATATGGCAAACAAACTTGCTCTCGGCCTGGTGATTGGCGGGGCCGTCAGCTCGACGGTAGGGGCGGCGTTCAAGGACGTCAGCAACAAAATCAAGAAGCTGGAGGAACAAGGCAACAAGGCGCGGGTGCTGCAAAAGACCATCGGCGAAACCATGCGTTTGCGTGAGGAATGGCTCAAAGCGCACGCGGCCGGCGAAAAGGGCGCTGATGCGCTACGGCGCAAGCTGGAGAATAATCTGGATGGCCTGCGCAAGCAGGGCGTTGAGGTGCGCAACCTGACTAAGGCTTACTCGGCCATGGGGCAGGCGGCGAATAAGGCCGAGCTTAAAGCCAAGGGCCATATGCAGCTCGATGCTGGTAAACAGCAGATGAAAAGCAGCATTGGCCAAGCAGCAGCCGCCACGGCAGCAATGGCCATTCCCACGAAAGTGAGCGCGGATTACGGCGCGATCACTCGTGACATTGCGATCAAGGCCAACATTGCTAACAAGCCCGAAGAAGCCCAGATGTCGAAAACGATCATCGGCACTTCGCGTGATACCGGCATGGCGCGCAATCAGGTGGCCGAGGTGGTCAACGCCCTGGTGGGTGCCGGCATGGAGCTGGATAAGGCTCTGTCATACGCGCCGGTGGCGGCCAAGTTTGCAATTGGCCAGGGTTCGGACGGCGGCGAAACGGCCCGCATGATCAACGCCCTGGGGCAGAACGCCAAAATCTCCGACCCGGCCGTGATGCAAAAGGCACTGGAGGCCATCGCCTATCAGGGGCAGGCGGGTAGCTTCGAAGCGGCCGACATGGCGCGTTGGTTCCCTGAGTTGTTGGCGGGCATGGGCAAGATCGGCATTACCGGCATGGATGCCGTGACGCAACTGGGCTCAATGCTTCAGGTGCAAATGAAGACCGCCGGCGGTGCTGATGAGGCGGCCAACAACCTCAAGAACTGGATGGAGAAAATCGGTTCTGGCGATACGGTCAAGGCCTACAAGGATGCCGGGATTGACTACCAAGGGTCGATGAATACCGGCCTGCAGAATGGTAAATCCACCCTTGAATCCAGCTTTGAGCTGGCACAGAAGTACATTGCGGCAACGGATCCGAAGAAGGCGGCCGCCATGGC